GACGTAATCCTTCATCTAAAATATTGATGGCTGCATTAACATCTCTGTCATGTACAGCAGAACAATTTGGACACGTCCATGTTCGAATTTTAAGATTCTTTACACGTGAATTCTTTGCATGACAACAATGACAAAGCTGAGACGATGGAAACCATTTGCTTACTTTTACAAGCAGATGACCTCGAAATTTCTGTTTATATTCCAACATAAACAGAAACTTTCCCCAGCCATTGTCAAGCGTTGCTTTGCCAAGATGTCTCTTGCA